ATATGATAATAATTGAGTATCTCTTTCTTCTTTTCTTAAAGTTTCTACCAATGAATTTGGTTTTTCTTTAATAGGTTTAGATGTTATGCTTTCTAAAATTGTATATTTAGTATCAACAACTTGTTTTGGATTAAAATCTATTTTTGTTGTTTCAACTAAAAACAATTTGTATATAGAAGCTAAAGTTTTGTAATTTGATACTCTTGTGTTAAAGAAATCTTTCGCTGAAAAAGTTTCAGATATTTCTTTAATTAAGTTGTATTTTTCAACTTTTAAATCTTTATTACTTATTCTTTGTCTTGTTTTGATAACAGCTTCTAGTAATTTTTCTGCTCTTGATTCATCTTGATAAGAATTGGTCAAGAGAATATCATATAACTCTTTCTCTTTTCCTAATGCAGTGTTTTCATTAAAGTATTTTTTTAATAAACCTACTGATTTTGATTTTTTATTATTTAAAATGTCAGCTGTTACTTGTCTTGTTAAAATTTCAAATAATAAACCTGTATTCTTTATCTTAGAATGTTTTATTTTTTGGGACATATTTATTCCTTACTCCTCTTTTTATAAACACCAATCCTTATTGATATACTCTATCAATTATAAATATAATGTAAGTAAATAATTAATCAATTTAATCGTCATTTAAAGACGAAGAAACTTCAGTTTTGTATTCACTTTTTACTACTTCGGCTTCGTTGATTAATTTTTTGTCAACTTTTGATTTTAACTTATCTAAACCTAATGATTCTCTATACGCTTTGCCGTATCTTGGACTAGAACTACGAAGTTTTTTTCTTTCGTGATTACCTAGTGGGTCACGACCTCTTGCACTTCCGTCTTTTCCATAATGTGTCATTTCTTTTGGTCTTCCAGCACCTTCCCAACCGCCTTCAGGAGAACCACCTTCTTCACCGATTTCTTCAGTTCCGGTTCTACTAGCTAGTTCTTCTTCACCTTCTTGTTGTTCTTGTTCTGCGGCTTGTTTAGGGTCATTACCTTCTGTCTTTATTGACTCCAATCTAAATTCTTGAATTTTGTCTTCAACTAATTTTTCTTCAAATCCTTTTATTTCTTCTTCAGAAAATCCAAATATTTGTTTATAAGCCCACTCTTTAGGTGTTACTGAATTTTCTGATGTCAAGTCATTGAACGCTGTTATTCGTTGTCCTAACAATTCTAATTTTTCTTGTTCGTAGATTTTAGATGGATTAGTTAATTGTAATTCAAAATTAACAAGGTCTTGGTCTGTGTATCCTTGTGAATACAAATGAACTATACCAATCTTTGTTAATTCACTAACCATAATTCTTTGTATTCTTTCTACGGTTCTTGCAAATCTAACATCTTCTGCCGCTAGTGTTGCTTTTGATTCACCAGCTTTTTCAGCATAACCATAATAAGGCTGTGGTATTTTTAATGATGCTAATAATTTGTTTCTTAAATACTCTATATCGTCTGTTGTTTGATATTCTAAACCACCAAGGTTTTCTATTCTTGTTCCACTATCTCCACCACGAACAGGTAAGAAGAAATCCTCTGTGATGTTTTGGATATTATATTTTAAATTGTATTGTCCGTTTTCATCAATAACCGGAGCCTTTTTCATTTTACCAACTATCTTTTGCATATAATTGTCAACTTCTGCTGGTGGAATATTACCTATGTCAATATTGAATATTCTTTTTTCTGGAGCTCTCATAATTCTATGGATTAACATTGCGTCTTCCATAAGTGATAATTGTTTCCATACTTTACGACCACCCTCTAACATTGAACGACCATAAGGTAAAAAGTTTGAATCAGAAATCATTCTAAAATGTGCTATCTCGTAATTTTCAAACTCTGTTTTTGCACCTTGTTGTGTTTGTCTGATGTCTCCACTTTCCAATACAAACTTTGTATAATAAGGATTGTCTGGGTCTTCACCCTCTACTCTTGCAACATCATAACTTGATAAAGGTTCTACATTTGTAATACCATACTTTTCGTTAATGTCAAGTTTTAAAAAGAAATCTCCGTATTTACATAAGTTTCTTGTCCACGGGTATAAATTAAACTCAATGTTTAAAATATCATAATATAAATTATGTAGAATGTCGTGTATTTGATTATTGTCTGATTTAATACTTAATATTTTTCCGTATTCTGACTTTAATGTTGTTTCGTCAGCATAAATATCAAGTGCTGATGAAATCAACGGGTCTGAATCCATTGCTTCATAATCTCTAAACAATCCCATACGCATTGTTTTTTGATACAATGATTGATTGTATCCACTCATTCCGTGTGGACTTTTATATAAACGAGAAAATCTATCTACTAAATCTTTCCCTGATATTGCTTGAACTTGTGCAGTATCTGCTATTTTTAATTGTCTACCACCGACATTTCTTACAATTACATTTGTAGAAAATAGTCGTTGTAATCTACTGAATAAATTTCTTTCAGCCATATTTCACCTCTTATTTAATTAACCAAGTTAAATCTTCTTTTTCTCCCTTTACATCCATTTCCCAAGAATCATTTTTCTGAACTTCAGATGTATAGACTCCTGGATTTTGTCCGATACCTTGTATAGCTTGTTTAGAAAGTTCTATACCTTCTGCTCTTAATCTTAACGCAGTATCACGAACCCAAAGGGCTATTGCGAAAGACATTACCAAATCATCATTGTATCCGGTCATTGCTTCCGCTCTATTTCCATTGTAAATAAATACAAACAACTCATCAATTAGTCTTTGAGAATGAACTACAACTGATTCTTCTCTGAACATTTCCTCTAACTTTGCAACAATTAAAGGTCTAGTCTTTTGAGTTGTTGAGAATCCAGGAACCATATTTCGTTCTTGAACTCTATATTTATTTGTCATTTGATGTTGAACATCAACATATTGCAAATCTTTACTTGTATAAAACAAGTTTGGATATTCTCTATCAATTACTTGTTGAATTGCTGCCCAACCAATATTATTGTTTTCCACAACCAACAAAGCATTGTTATATTCAGTAGCCACATTGACTAACATATTTCCAAAATCTTGTGTAGAGATTTTACCTTTGTATTCAGCTACTTGTTCCAAAGATTCTACATCTATAATGTGAAACGCTGAATAATCAGTTCCATCACCTCTACTAACATCGGCACTTACCACATAATTTTTTGTATAGTTTGGTGGTTGCCATATCCAATAGTTAGAGTCTATACCTCTTTTTTCCATTGGTTCTCTTACACTACTTTCTTTTAAGTTTTCAAGTAGTAAACCATCAATAACACCACGACCAGAAGTAATAAAATCACAATCACATTCTTGAGCGGCTAATGAAGGCCCTAATAATTTATCTTGTTCATTTCTCCACTCTTGTCCTCTTTCAGGGTGAACCGACCAATGTAATTTAATAAAATTAAAATCATTAGTTCCGTCCTCAGCACCTACCCAAGTTTTATGGAAAAAATTACCAACACCATTTGGTGTAGAGATAACTAAAGCTCTACCACCAGTCGCTAGTGTTTGTTGCGCGGCTCCCCATATCGTGTCTATCTTATCGATAAACGCGGCCTCATCAATAATCAATAACGACAAGGCTTCGGAACGACCTGATTCTTCAGAACTCGCTACCGCTTTAATTTGAGAACCATTTTTATATCGTAATGATAATTTGTTGTCCTCAACACAAGGTTGTTTCAACCAACCTGGTAAGTTAGCGTGCATCACTCTAACTTTTGTTACTAAATTTTTTGCTGTTTCTTGTTTTGTAGCAATGACCAAAATATTTTTATCTGGTTGAAATGTCATCATCCACAATGCATATCCAGCAGTTAATGTTGATAAACCTAATTGTCTAGCCTTCAACACGATATTGTAGTCGTGTTGCATAAAAGATTGTAGTGATTTTTCCTGAAAGTCGTATAGATTAAAATTAACTTTACCTCTAACAGGGTGTTGGATTATTCCATACTTACCCAAAAAATAAACAGGGTCAGTTGCACACTTAGTGTATTCTCTTTTAATGGCTTCTTTTAATTGTTTTTTATCACTCATTAATCAACTATTTCACCGGCAAGTTTTACTGAAACTGAAGTTGCAATTACACCATATGTAAAATACAACCACTTGTTTTCATACCATTTAGGTTTAACAAGTTTAATCTGTTTCTCATATAAGACTTCTCGGTCTTTTAAAATATCTACTTGTTGAGTTTTAAATGAAATCAACATTGAATCAATTTGTGCTTGATTTTCATATTTTTTCATTAACTCGTCATAAATACTGATTTGCTCTGTTTGTTCCTCAACTTGAGTTTGTAAGTCTTTTACTTTGTTAGCCATATTAGTGACTTCTTCTTCAGTAAAAGTATAAACTTTATCTTGAGAATAAATAAACCCAAACAAAGCTAACATTACTATTAACTTTTTCATATCTTTACCTTTATTTACTAAAATCTTTTAAAAAATCTGCAGCTTTATCAGAATCACCTTTTTCAAAAGTCTTTTCCATTTTTGTGGTTTTCTTTTTTGAAATAGTTAGTTTTCTTTTTAAAGATGTAATTTCTTTTTTATTTTTTTTCTTATTTTTTTCTAACTTAGCAATTTTAGTTTCTACATCTTTTTCTTCTTTTTTGGATTCATCAATCTTATTTTCAAGTTCTTTTAACTCTTTAGATTTTTTTGCACCCGCGATAGCACCAAAGATTGTTCCTATTACTGCTAGTAGTCCAAGTAGTTTTTTTAACATTATTTTCTCCTTACCTATAAATAGTTAGTTATATGTTTTCTCTCATTTTTTTCAAGTCTTTTATAGCATCATCAGCAAGTTTATTTAAAGCTTCTTCATTGACTTGTGGTTTTTCAATCTTAACCTCTGCTTCTTTAATACCCACATCATAAACCTGGTCAACTGGTCTTTCTTTTCTCCATTGTTCAATACCTTGAATCATATCGTCCACCCAAGCTTTCTGATTATTTTTTGTCTTACTTAATTCCCACTCTTTATACTCACCTTTTAATCTTAATTCGTGTTCAAAATCGATTTGACAATCAA